GACATAGGCTGTGTTGATCGGATCATTCTCAGCATCGAAGCTGAAGAAGAATGCCCTACCACGCGGCACGGACTTCAGAGCAATTCGCAGAATCGCACGATCTGCATCCGGGATCTCTCTCCAGATGACCGACCAGACAGGTCGCTGAGGTCGTTCGTCTTGAAAGTGAGCGCCGTTGATAGCAATGGAGATCTCTGAGAGCTGTTGCCATTCGAGTGTGAAGTTGGCCGAGTATGGTATGGCCGGTTCCGCGCACGGACCGGCAAACCAGATCCCGATCTCTGAATAGCCCGCGCTGTTCGTCGAGACGTCCTCGATTACCAGGCGCCAGTAGCGGAGCGACTGCTGCGGGATGTAGGCGATCCGGAGGTCCGCATCACCTGAGAGCACCTGGTCGACCGTCGGTGAGCCCCAGCTGTCCATCGCATTGCCCTGCAGGCGGATCGTGCCGCTCACCCCGAGATTGTGGTTGATGACGATGCCGGCGACCACCGAGAGCGCCGAGCCAATGTCGGCCTTGACCCACTCCCGGCTCTTGTAGGAGGCGTCGTCGGCCTCATAGGAGAGCAGCCCCGTGTCGTCGGCCGACGTGTCAAAACCCAGATCCTTCCCGACGGATGTTGCGGCATTGGCGCCCGTGGCCCACTCGAGGCCGAAGGTGTCGGTGCCTTGGTCGCGGGCAATCGTGAACTTGTGGGTCGTCGAGGAGTAACTGACGGTGTACGTGTTGTCCGTGGCCACCGCGTTCATTTGCGTCTGGATCTCGGTGGCCAGCGCGGCGCCCGTCGCGTAGTTGCCGGCGGTGAGCGTGGCCGTCGCGTCCCCGCTTGTCCCCTCCGTGAAGTCGAGCTTATCGTTCTCCCCCGCCCGGATGTTCCATCCGAGTTTCGAGCGCCAGGTCTTCGAGCGCAGCTGATCCTTCAGCCAGGCCTTGGGCGCGGAGGCCTCCTCGGAGGACGCCGAGAGCACGGCAGCCGCGGCCTGCACGCGGTTCGTCACAAGTAGACGAGCCTTGATGCTCATCCGTATCTCCGAATGGATGCTTCTCGTATCGAGAGAAGGCCGGCGCGATTCCGCCGGATGACGGCACGTCCGAGCACTTCACCGTCGATCTGCATAACAACTTCTTGGTTAGCCGCAGTTGTCTGCGCAGCAAGAGCTTGCATTCCATTGCTGATCGCCGTCGCCACCATGCTGGAGATTACCGCACCAACACTTTCCGCCTGGCTTGGCGTCACGATCGCTTCTCTGCCGTGGAGGGCGTGAATCGATTCGCGCCCAAAGTCCTCGAATCGAGTGCCTGGTGTACCGATTGCATAGCCCGGCTTGGCCGCGCGGATGCGATTGACGTTCGCCCACCCCGCGGCAGCGGCGCCAGCAGCGAGCGCCAAGTTGAACGGCCATGGCGCCGACGCAAGCGCCTTTGCGATGGCCTGATACGTCGCGATGATCGCGCCGGCGATCGCGGCGGCCTTGTTGCGCTCGCCGAGCATGCCGAGAACCTGCTGCGTCCCCGCCATCCAGGCATCGCACGTCTCGCCTCGGGCCTTCCGCTTGGCCTCCTCTGCCAGCTCGGAAGCTCGCCCGAGCTCCTCCTCCGTGTATTTGCCGCTCGCCAGCATTCGCTGGTACGTGTCAACAGCCTGCCGGGCGCTCGCCTCGAGCTCTTCGCGCGTCTTGAAGCCCGCCTCCGAGGCCTGCTTCGTGATGTCGTCGTAGTAGCCCGTCGCTGCGGTTCTCATCTGATCGAACTTCTCGTTGGTCAGGGCGACGGTCCGCGCATAGCTCGCGCCGTACTCCTCCTCCTGGGTAGCGAGGCTCGCAAGGGCGGCCTCGCGCTCCTGCTCGATCCGCAGGAGCTGCTCCTCCAGACCCGTGGTCTTGGCGAGCGCGACCTCCTCCTCAAGGCGGCGCGTCGCCTCGAGGATCTCGGCGGAGGTGGCGGTAGCCGCCTCGCGCTCTTTCCTGTACCGCTCTTCGGCCAGCGCGGTCAGCTCAGCGAGCTCTTCGGCGGTGATTTCCTTCAGGTTCTTGAGGCCCTCGATCTCTCGTTGATGTCCGATCTCCATCTCCCGCAGCCGGCGCTCTCGCCCGCTCAGTCCGATGAGCGAGAGTTCCTCTTCCAGCTTCCGCTTCGCCTCAAGGATCTTCTGCGTGTACTCCTGTGCCCGTGGGACGGCTTCATCCATCGCGGCCGCCCCGTTCCTGATGGCCTCGTTCACCTTGGTCTGCGCGCCCTCCGCGCCGACCATCGCCTTCCTCGCATCGTCCAGGACCTTTTCGACCGCGGTGAATGCGGCGACCGACTCTGTGGAGGCGTCGATCGCCGCCTTCGCCTGCTCCTTGAACCCATAGGCGAGGGAGGCGTTCAGATCCGCTACGCCACGGGCGCCCTTCGCAATCGCCTCGAAGCCCTTCCCCACGACCGGCAGCTCTGCGCCCTTCTCCGCCAGGTCCGCGAGAGCGCTGTTCGCCTTCGCCAAGCCCTCAAAGATCACCGCGAGGAACGCGTTGAACACCCACTTCGGGCCGATGAAGGCTACGGTCCGCAACGTCGCGAAGGTCCCTCCGACCCGGGCCGCGTCCACCAGGAAGATGGCGAAGTCGTTCACGTAGCCCATCAGCTTCTTGACCGTCTCCTGTTGACTGCCACCGAAGGCGCCCTGGATCGAGGTGAGGATCGAGTCCATCCCGGCCGCGACCACGGGCGATGTGGCAACAGCCAGACTCAGGCTGTCCACGAAGTTCGTGACGGCGGTCTTCGCCTGCTGGACGCGGAGACCGAACGAGAGCTGGAGCTCGCCCAGCTCGTCTAGCTTTGCCTTCGCCGCATCCATCGATGCGTTATAGAAGGCCGTCTTCTTCTCGGCGTCGGCGGGTTCGCTCGCGCACTAGCCGAGGGTCTTCGCATACGCCTCGTTGGCTTCCCCGACCTTGACGGTGAGGCCGAGGTTGTCGAGGATCAGGGGCGAACTCCGGCCGAGCGCGGTAGTCAGGTCGTCGAGGGACTTCGTGGCGTCCTGGTCCATGGCGCGGCCGAGCACGGTAGCCGCCTTCGCCATGGTCCCCATCGACTCGGAGGTGACCGGCAGCCCGAGCAGCATGGCCTTGTTCGCGGCAGCCATGAGGTCGAAATCGGAGACCAGGCCATGCGTGGCCGCTCGCATCGAGCCGAGCATCACGTCCGCCGACTCGCCTGCCGCCCGGCTGAGCGCCTCGAACGAAGACTTGATCCCTTCGACCTTGCTCCCACGCACGCCGAGTGCCACGATTGCCCCGGTGGCGGCTCCGATCGCTCCGACCGCGAGCCCCGCGAACTTCGTCACGGCCCCGAAGGACTCGTTGAACTTCCCGAGCTGGCTGCCGGCGTTCTTGATGGGTTTCGAGAACTGGTCCTGCAGCGTGAGGATGCCGCGAAGCTCACCAATAGAAATCGCCACTTACCGCTTCCTCTTCTTCGCCGACTTGCCCTTGGACGGCTTCACGTTCCCCACCTTCCGCGTGTCCTTGCGAGGCACGTTGTGAATCGCCATCAGGATGTCCATGGTGCGCCTCACCTGCAGACGGGCCTGTTCGGGAGTCCTCGGCTTTTGGACCTTCGATTCATCCCCGAAGCGGAGAACACAGTCCATGAGGCGAAAGGGCGGTTTGCCCTTGCCGCGGGCGAAGAGGTTGAGAAGCGTGGCGACGATGTCCGCCGAGCGGAGGTCGGCCCGGGTCTCATCGAAGGGCTCCAGGTCCGCATAGGCGCGCCACTCCTGGAACTGCCGCATGCTGATGCCAGCCAGCATCCGGTCGACGTTGGCGTGCCCGAGCTTGAGAGCGAGTCGATACGCGAAACGTCGGGCGCCGTTCCGCGCTAGGCGGGTTTTCCCGCGGCCGCTTCATCCTCCGTCCAGCCCTGCAGCGCCAGGGCCTTCTTCTGCAGCCGCAGCAGGACCTTCTGGCTGCGCGTCCGGAGCTTCTGGAGCTGCGCCTCCTCCGTGAGCATGAGCCTGCCGTCCGGGTGCACCAGGCACGCGCCGAGAAGCAGGAAGATCGCCTCATGCTCCTTCTCCTTGGTCAGGGCGTTCATCTTCTGGCTGAGAGCCAGGCCTTCGTCGGCGGGCAGCACCCTGAGATAGACGACACCCTTCCACTCCGGAACCTCGATCGCGAGGATCTCGAGGTCCTCGACGGAGAGGATGTCTTCGGCCGAGAGCACGCGTGCGGGCGATTCGGTCATGGATCAGCTCGAGGTCCCGAGGATGATGATGTCGTAGGTGACTGACGTCCCGGCTCCGCCGTTGGCCACCTGGACGATGTCGCCTGTGTCGGCCGTAACGGCGACCCCGGCCAGGTTGGGCGTGGCGAGGACGATGAAGCCTCCCGGCGGAATCGCGACCGTCGTGGCCGCGGTCGACAGGAAGGGCACGGAGTTGGCGTCCCCGAGGAGGACCACGTCGTTCGTGTTGGCGCCGGCGGCCGTCACGACGAGCAGGCGTACCTTCACCGGCTCGAAGGCGACGCCGAAGGCGTCCTTCAGCCCACCGCCGGCCAGGTCGAGATCTTCGGTCGACGAGGCCGTCAGCGTCCGCTGGTCGCTCCAGACCGTGTCCGCTTGATTGGCGCCGGTGCCATTCGTGAGCGTCAGGCTCCGCTGAAGGACGAGGGGGGCGGAGGCCGGCGCGAGGCCCGCGGTCTCGGTCAGGTCGGCCTTGACGCGAAGCTGGATGTTCGACGACAGGGATGCAGCCCCGACGTCGCCCTGCTGAAGGACCAGGCCGAAGACGAGGACGACGGCGGCCGCCAGGGCCGCGAGAGCACGATGTCGCATCAGCTTTTCTCCTTTTCGCCA